AAACAATGTTGCCATTGTTCAGCTCGTTGACGTTCGCATGGAAGCGGTAGGTGCTGCTGACTCCATGCTGAGCAACGTTGAGTTCCAGCACGAATAACTCAATGATCGCGCTGGGATTGATTCCCTGCAGCTCAGAAATAGGAGTGCTGGTCATGGCAGCATTGCGTTATAGGTCAGGGCGCTTCCCTCGCCAGAACGGGCGACGATGGTTGCCATGGGTCAGTCTCCTATGCGGTGATTTTAAGGCTCGAAAACCTGTTCGAACGTTGCTGAAATTTCGTTGATGTTGGCGTATTTATGATTGCGCTGCCAAGCCCTGCAAACCCATTTGTAAGACGTTGATTCGTCTAATGGTGTCCAATCAAAGCTAGCGGCGTCAGACGCCCGTGCATCAAAAAATGCCTCAATGGCATCAGCATCTGAATTGGACTTGGCAGTCCAAACCAAATCCCACGCTTTTGGGTTTTGATTCAAGCCGAAACTAAGACGTTGTTCATAACCATCTCCAAATTGAACCTTGCGAATTTTGGGTTGTGACTTTTTGACAGCACCAAAATCAGGTGTTGTACCACCTGTGCTAGTGCCAACAGTGGAGTCGTCAAAGGTAGCCATTATGCAAGCAAGCCTCCGGGACGCTTCTGTTTGATCAGTTCTTGCTTAACCGCAAGACCAATTGCCTCGCCAAGTCTATTGGCTTCCGCACTATCGCCAGAAGCTTTGCTTCCTGAAGCATCGACATTGACAACAACATTGCCCATTTCGCCAGCTTTGTTTTTCATGGTGACTGGAATGCTGCGGCCATCAGGCAGCGGCACGTAAGCCTCAGGACGGCTGCCTTCACCAAACATGGCTAGCTGCGGTGAAGTCGCAATACCACCTCTTGCATAACGTTTTAGAGGCAATGGTCCATTGCTAGTCATTACACCGCCCAAAGCAAACAAGCCTGGAAAAAGACCCTTAGCCAGACTTTGCATTGCAAAATTCATTAAAAGTCTTGACACATCTTTCAAAATATCGCCAAGTAATTCCTTGAAAGATTTTGCCCGGTCAAACAAGTTAAACAATGCGTCACCCATACCTTGAGCAAAAGTGGTGACAATGTTTTGGCCAAGTTGCTGTGTTTCGGTCAATTCTTTATTTGTTTCCTCTTGTTTTTCTTTGACATCGGTCATTTCTCGCTTCTCTTGCTTGCGTATGCGCAGAATTTCATTGGCAAATTTGACCTCTTGATCGGATCGCAATGCCTGCGCAGTATTTAAATCAATCTGTTCATTTTTCAATGCTTCAGTAATTTTAAGCTGCTGAATACTGTCTGAAAGTATTGCAGCTTCAAGATTTCTGCCTGTGAGCAGCGCTTCATTGCGTTGCTTCGTTAAACCTAAAAGAGCTTCGCTTGTGGTTTTTATTGTTTTTGCTTTTTCAGTTTCCGCTGCGCCTCCACCTGTTCCGAGACCAGGCAAACCCGTTGGTTTATCTACTTGCATTTCCGAAGCAGCCTTTTCTGCTGCACGCAAGCCGCCAAGTCGAGCGGCCATTTCAAGTCTTCTTTGGCTTAATGTTTGTTCTTGCGCGTATTCAACGGGACCAAGTAAGCCGCCTCTTTCAACTCTGCGTTGAGCAAAAGCACGCAAGCGTTCATCGGTAGTTGCAAGATCTTTTTCTAGTTGTGCAATTTCACCCGCCCGGCCTTTGCCTAAGCCAAGGAAATCAGCAAGCTTCCTCGCAGCCTTATCAATTGCAATAACAATCTTTGCAAATTCAGTTTGAAAGGCTGCGCCAATGGGGCGAAGCAAATTACCAACAGATTCGCTAAGTCGGCTCAATGCCGTCTGCAAACGGTCGCCAGCAGCTTCTGGACCAGAGGCGATGACTTTTGCAGCTTCGCCGTAATCTTTGAATAATTTTTCAGCAAAACCTTGGAAGTCTTGAAGACTAACTTTGCCCTGTTCAAGTGCTTTATCTAGTTGCTGCGGAGTCATTCCCATCGACTCAGCAAACAAGGTGAAAGCACCGGGCAAACGCTCACCAATTTGTTGGCGAAGTTCTTCTGCAGAAACCTTGCCTTTGCTAAATACCTGTGAAGTTGCAGTCAGTGCAGAACTTAGATCCTGCAAGCTTCCACCAGTTCCGCGAATACCAGCAGCAACACCAAGAAAAGCTTTTTCAGCATCTGCAACAGTGCCGCCAGCACCTTTGACAGAAGCGGTCAGTTTTGTGAACTGACGGGTGATGATTTCCTGCGGTATTGCAAATTTTCTACTTGTTTGATCAACAAATGCAAGAGCGCGTTGATATTCGCCAGCTTCCTTGGTGACAAGCTGCAAGGCAAGACGCTGCTTGGCAATTTCAGCGGCATAAGTTGCAGTGCCACCAAGCTGTTGACGAACCTGACCAACCTGAGCGCCAATTGCGCCACCTACCGCCGCACCAGCAGGACCGAAGGGAAGACCAACAAGTGCCCCAATTGCACCTTCTGGACCACCAAAGATGCCAGCAGCGGCAACAGCGCCAACACCTTTGGCGGCGCCCATAAAACGCCCACCACCACGGCGTCCCTGAGCCTTTGCAGCAGCCTGCTCAAAACGCTGAGCCTCTCTCGTCGCCTCTCTAAATTCCCTGCTAGTTACATCAACGCTATTGGCAAGTTCGCGCCATGCACGCGCATAATCATTCAACCCATTGATGCTTTTGGTTTTTATTTGATTATCTGTTTGCTTAAGTGTTGACGAAAGATCCTTAAATTTTGCGCTAGTTAAAGTTGAACGCGAAGCAACATCGTTCAGCTTTGCACTCAGCTGATTCAGGACAACATCGCCCTCTTTCCTGACGCGGAGCCGAATCTCAGATGTGATGCTCATTTGCTTTTCGCGTTCAGAACGGCAAGGGCTGCCATTTCCATCACCTGCACGCCTTCAAAGATGGCAACAGGATCCTTGACTGAATACAGCTTACAGAGCCATTCCAGACTCGGGTAGTTCAAGCCCGTAAGTCCCGCCATGCTCGTGTTCCACTGCGTAGACATCCGCACGAACATCAACACAATGTCCCAGTTCTCTTCCCAAACCTCGCAGTCTCGTTGGACAGTTTGAAGCCGGGCAGCAGCAATCTGCTCTTCGCTTGCCCCTAGCGCCTTGAGGTCAGTCTCTCGCTCGTCAACAACGCCGCCCTTTGCCCAATACTCGGCGGCGACTTTTAGTTTTTTGAGGCAGCTCCAGTCAAGCTGTCTGCGTAAGCCTGGATCAAGGCACGCAGCACATAAGGATCATCACAAAGTTGCTGCTTGTTCTTTTCGGTAAAAGGAACAGGTTTGCCAGCATCATCATTGATGCCCTCCCAGCCAAGCAAAATCTCGCCAACAAGGGCGTCATCACCCTTATCGACGAGATTGTTAAAGGCTGAACGGCTGATCTTCTTGAAGACTGCCTCAAACGTTTGAGTTTCAAATTGGTTGCCGTCAACAGGGACTTCAACCTTGACTTCCCACTTGTAGGAAGCAGTCTTCTTGAGGACGAATGCCACGCGAAATCAGGTGAACGCTAGCGACAGCTCGTCGTTGCCACTAGTGCTGGGCAGAGCCAGGTAGGGCATGGACAACGAGATGACACCGTTGGTATCGCCATACGATACTCCGGTAACATCCGTTTGCGCAGCCGTCAGGGTGACGATGTTGCCACCAGTTGCACCAAGCACAAGGCTGGTAGAAGCGGTTGTAACGCCAACTGCATCAGCGAAGTAATCGGTGGTGCCGATTGCAGGAGCCTCGATCACAGCAGTACCGCCGGGGGCGCGGTTGGTGATGAACACTTCTTTGTTCGAAGCGGTCTCCTTGTAGATCAGTTCGTTGTTCAGAGCAAGATCAAACGACTCAATGCGCTGACTCGTCTCACCAAAGAAGGTGGCTGTGGTCATATTGGTGTCGTTGACTTCAAGCGCTGCAGCTTGGTTGGCAACGGTAAAGCTGCCAGACAGTGCAGTGCTATCAGGAGCGTTGTAGATCCCGATGAAGTTGAAGCTGGCAACAGCAAACTGACCAGCAGTGAAGTTAAAGCTGACCGAACCGCGTGCGCCAGTGATCTTGTGGCGGGTGCCGTCGTAGAAGCAGTAAATCGTCGCAGAGTCAAAGCTGCTGCTCACGCCTGCATAGGTAACGCTGGTGCTAGCCACAATGGTCTCAGAAAGACCGCAAGACTTCAGCAGCGGACCAAAGGCAGGTGCAGTACCAGCCGCGCCAGACCCAGCCAGTTCGACATCAAAGGTGACGCTGACTCGCTTGTTAGCAACCAGGGTTGCACGGGTGCTATTACCAATGAATCCTTGATACGCAGCAGCCTGAACGTTGTCAGACTCAATCGGAGTCACTTCAAGGTTGGTGACCTGAATTGCGTTAGAGCCACCGACGGGAGTTGGATCGGTCCCGTAAGTTGACTCAATCTTCGCAATCAGGAATTTCTTCCGGGTTAGTGCCATTGTCGGTGGGAGCGGGTGGTTCTGTGATCAGTGTAAGTTTCCCAGTTTTAGGGTCAAACAAGTAACTGCCGCCCGCGCCGGGATTGGGAACTTCCTTACTGATTTTAGCCATGATGTCAGTTGCTAGTTAGGTCAGTTCTGCTAGTGCGATAACGCACTAAATAGTCCTGACTGATGACACCCAAAGGTACATCAGCTTCATACAGGCTGAAGTCCGTGCGATCAGGTGTCAAGTCAAGGGCATTCCCATTGCAGGTTTGATCTGCCATCAGCTTGGAATGCACAAGCTGCGTAAAGGCATCAGAGTCATCGTCCGGCACCGCAGCACGCACCAAGGTCGTAACCCTGACCCGCATTGTCCAATCCAACTTGTCGTAGAAGTTGGTATCAACCGGCTGATCGTTGATCGGCTCAATAATGATCGCTGGCACCTCACCACGCGCCAACGGCTCAACACGTGAGCGATAAATCGTTGCTGTGGTAATCGCATCAAGATTGCTCTTCATGCGCAGCAGAATTTTTTCCCGTACTGTGTCAGCCATCAGTTCACCATTACAGAGCAGGTAGCGCTTTCGCCTGCTCCAATATTGCTGGCTATGGCACGTACATAGCGCATCGGACGATCGTTATAAAAATGCGCGTCAGTACCGCTTTGGGTATGTGAATGCGATTCCAACTCAAACCAATTGGTTCCATCCAGTGAACCTTGATGCGAAATCGTCACGCTGCTGCCGACGATCGTATCGACAAAGGTGAAATTAGTGGCATTCACTTCAACTGCAGGTGTGCTGCCGTCTGCAGTCAAAGTGTCCCACGCATGAATGTTGTCTTTGTTGTCTGCGTTAAGTCCAATCATCAGACCTTGCTCAGCAACAACTCAGAAAAAACTCCGTCGTCAATTGCACGATTCTCACGCACGGTGTAAGACGAGCCACCAACAGTAATAGAAGTGCCGCGAGAGGCAGAACTCACATCAGAAGTTTTCGCTGTAAGCAAATACTCCCGACTAAGAGCCATACCTCCCGCGATCACATCCACAGGCGAATCCAAGATGCCAACAAACTCAGCGCCTTCACCAATCCGGCACGTAGTACCGAATTCGTCAGTGTTGAGAAATGCCAGCGTCTCAGAAAGTGCCATCAGGATCAGTTGCCGTACTTCTTAGAAGCAAGACCGGTCAGCGAGACGAAACCGGTGCCGGTGCCACCAGCAACAGTCACGCTTGCTTTGATGTAGCGCTTCATGTCGTTGCTGTTCACATACAGCTTCTCTTGAAGTGCAGTGTTGGCAGACGTAGTGGTGAAGGCGCCACCAGACACGTCAGTGTAAGTACCACCAGAAGTGTCAGATTCGGTCAGCTTGACGGCATAGGTGATGCCAGAGCCACCAGCAGAAGCATCGAGAACAAAAGCGATATCGCCTTCGTAATCGAGCAGGTCGATGGCAGAGCCAACACCAGTCGAAGCAGCCAGTGCATTAGGACGCACGGCAAGCAGGGTGGTTTTAGACCCCAGATTGTGCAGCATTGGTCTTTCTCCGTTTGGGAGCGGGTTTAGTGGTTTGAGGCTCTTTTGCCTCGATTACAACTTCCTGAGGTAAAGGAGCAGGCATCGCCTTTCCAATGCCGATCAGCAAAAGCGCTGATTTTTGATCAGTTTCAACAAAGTCGCCTTCGTGAACCTGTTTCAAGTCAACAATGGTTGACCTCAGCATCTGGATGCGCATACCCGCTCCTCGTTATCAGGACAGTTTGCAGATGGACTCAGGATGACGCACTGCCACGTCGTAGTCCTGCATGGCGACCACGCGGACGGTGCCAGAAGCAGAGCCGGTGTAGGGGTCAACCATCAGATCCAGACCGCTCCAGAAGCCAATCATGATGTCGCTGAAGTTAGCGAACACCGCAGTGTTGGCAGGCATGGAGTTGGACACATAAGCCGAGTAACCATTGATGGTGTTGTCGGCTTCGTAGACGAACTGAGCAGTGTTGGAAGCTTTCTCAGTGGTCTTCAGAGTTCCGCGCAGAGCGGAATTCATCAGATAGCCGAGGCTGCCGAACAGCGCGTTGCTGGTGCTCAGAGCGGCTTCTGCGTTCACGTAATCAGCGAACGTGGTGTAACCGGACTCAGTGTTGATGCCGGTGACGTTCAGGAAGCCCAGGGGATAAGAACCGGTGCCGGTGCCGTTGATCGCTTGGTTCTCAACTTCAATAGCAATCTGCTGAGCCAGGTCACGACGGACGAGGTTCTCAACGTCAATGCTGGACTGAAGCAGAAGGCGACGGCTGTAATCAGTCAGAGCACCAATGGTGCGGGGCTGCATCGTCACCTGATCAACGGTGAGCTGGGACTCGGTGATAGCACCGGACTCAGCGACGTGATAAGTGGTGGCACCACCCGACTGACGGGGGATAGCAACCATGCCCTGCAGACCGGTCATGACGTTGGCGCCAGCCTGAGTCAGCACCAGCGACTTACGCAACAGATCAATGAAGCTGTCGCTCATCAGATCAGTAGCAACCAGATCGCCACCGCCAGAGGCAGCACCGACGGTCAGGTCACGTTTGCCATAACCCAGCACATCGGCAGGGATCAGGATGCCGCGAGCTTCCTTACCGCTCTTCTCTTGAGCAGCACGGCTGACTTCAAATTCGAAACCAGCAGCACGCTGAGCTTCCTTGTCGTTGGGATGAGCAAGGGCTTTGAGGGCGCGAACAAAGCTGAAGTCGCGACGCTCTTTGTCGGACATGCCGATTTCGGCGTCCTTAGCGTTGACGGGCTTCTCTTCAACACCCATCTTTTCCAGAAGGGCAGAGCGAAGCTCGTCCAAGCTGCGGGAGTTAGCAATAAACTCCTGAGCCATTTCAATGTTCTTGGTGCGCTGACCAAGAGCAACCATGTCGGCCACTTCCTTTGCTTTGGCCTGAGCGGCCTCAGCGCGGATAGCCTCAATGTTGAGGTTTTGATCCACGGTTTCTACTCCGTTGGGTTGACTTTGCACGGCTGAGGCCGTAGCAGTGCTTTCATTATGGTCGAAAGCACGTCCCAAACCAACTGAATTGTCGGCTGGGATAGTTACCAGGCTTATTTCAAAGGGCTGGTATTTGGTGGCGCGATAAGTCACTGGTGTAGTGGACTCATCGGCCTCCATCGCGTCAATCTTGTATCCAAAACTGACGTTGCGAATGATCCCATCACGAATGAGATCTTGCATTTCACGTCCAAGCTCGTTATTAGCAAGCTTCACTCGTGCATATGCACGTTTGTCTTTGATGTAAGCCTTCTGAACAACACCAACAATGCGATCAGCATCGTGTTGGTAAAGCAAAGGCGCACCATCATTCAGACGTGCAAGATCCATGGATTTTGTATCCATGTTCAGGACTTCCATTCCGTAGTAACGCTCTACTGGAGCTTCACTAGCAAACGGGAATTCAAGGGTGCGATCCTCATCTTGACCGCGAAACTCAACACTGATTGCTCGTTTAAAAGTTTTTTCTTCTAAATCGCGAGTGTCAAAACTTTTTTCAGCGCGTTCTTCAGAATCCTCTTGATTTTCAGAATCAGGAATTTCCTTTTGATCAAGCACTTCTTCTGTTTCCAAAGGTGCTTCGAGCACTTCCATCGAACGCTTTTGATCGCCAGTCGGCGCAAAGCCACGTGCCTCGCGTTTCATTAGATCTAAAAATGGTCTTGACATTAGC